GCTCAAGCACCTGGTCCTGTGCTATAAGTATGGTATTAAACAATTATACTATTTCAATACAAACGATCAACAAGGTGAAATCGATGTCAGTTCATTGGCATTCAATAAACAAGAAACAACAAGTCAAGAAGCAATTGATCAAGAAGATTGCGACAGTTGTGTAATATAATCGAGAAACATTATGGAAAAACAATATACTAAATTAAAAGAGTTTTCAGTGGTCTATACAGATAGATCACTGAATCATATGAGTGATGAATTTGTTGATGTGGTCAAAGACATCAGCAGACTAATCAAGACTGCATACAATGCCGAATCAGCAGTTATTGTTCCTGGATCGGGGACATTTGGTATGGAGTCAGTGGCACGTCAATTTGCTAACGATGCTCGAGTAATGATTATTCGTAATGGTTGGTTTAGTTATCGTTGGACACAGATATTTGACATGGCTAAAATTACCGATGACGTAACAGTAGTCAATGCCGAACAGATAGAAGACAAGTATCAAGCCATATATCGTCCTGCAGATATTGCAAAAGTTGTTGAAGCAATTAAAACAAATAAACCTAATATTGTATTTGCACCTCACGTAGAGACCAGTGCTGGTATGATATTACCTGATAACTATCTTGCACAAGTAGGTCGGGCCTGTATAGAAGTTGGCGCACTATTTGTGTTAGACTGTATAGCATCAGGCGCCGCTTGGGTTGACATGAAACAATGTGGGGTTGATGTATTAATTACTGCGCCACAAAAAGGTTGGAGTAGTACTCCCTGTTGTGCCATGGTGGCATTGAGTGCACGAGCAAGAACCGCTATTGATAGTACTGCAAGTAGCAGTTACAGTATGGACTTAAAGAAGTGGCTACAGATTGTGGAAACATACGAGCAAGGTAAGTTTATCTATCACACCACCATGCCCACAGATGCATTAAAAGAATTACGTGACACAATGTTGGAAACCGAAGCCGTAGGATTTGACACTCTGAAAAAGGCCCAATACGAATTGGGTACCAGCATCAGAACCATGTTGAGTGCACATGGCTATCCCAGTGTTGCTGCATTTGGATATCATGCTCCTGGTGTTGTGGTATGTTATACCGAAGATGATGGCTTACAAAATGCCACAAAGTTTAGAGAGTTAGGCTATCAGACTGCTGCCGGAGTGCCATTACAAGTAAACGAACGTGCTGATTTTAAAACATTTAGAATTGGCTTGTTTGGTTTAGATAAGTTAAACGATGTTGACGGAACTGTAGCGTCATTAAAATCTGTACTAGAACAACTATAACAAGAGAAAACTATGACAGTATTTAATATTAATAACAAAACAAAACACACAGAAGCATTGGCGTTCCTGGATACCAGTGGCACAACCAGTATCCAACGCTACGAAACATTAAAATATAGACAGTTTGATAAACTTACAGACAAACAGTTGGGATTCTTTTGGCGTCCTGAAGAAGTAGATACACTACGAGATGCCAAAGACTTCAAAGACCTAACACCATTTGAACAACATATATTCACAAGTAATTTAAAAAGACAAATTGTATTAGATAGTGTGCAAGGACGTAGCCCCAATCTAGCGTTCTTGCCTCTAGCAACGATACCCGAATTAGAAACTTGGATCTCAACTTGGGCATTTAACGAAACTATTCACAGTCGTAGTTATACACACATCATTCGTAATGTTTATAGTGATCCTGGGGCAGTATTTGACAGTATCCTTGACATTGAACCTATTGTCAATTGTGCCAAAGATATCAGCAAATATTATGATGACTTAATTGAAGCCAGTCATTACTATCAGTTATTGGGATACGGTAAGCATACAGTAAACGGTAAAACTGTTAACATTACTGAACGTGATTTAAAAAAGAAATTATGGTTAGCATTGAATTCTGTTAACGCACTAGAGGGAATAAGATTTTATGTGTCATTTGCTTGTTCCTGGGCGTTTGCAGAACTCAAGAAAATGGAAGGCAATGCAAAAATTATTAAATTAATTTGTCGTGATGAAAACATCCATTTGGGCTTTACACAAACTGCATTAAAATTATTGCCACAAGATGATCCTATATATGCAGAGATCCGTGAGGAGACATTGGCAGAATGTACGCAAATGTTTTTAAGTGCTGGTCAACAGGAAAAAGACTGGGCCAAGTATTTGTTTAAAGATGGATCGATGATTGGTCTTAATGAACAATTACTAAGTCAATATGTGGATTGGTTAATGTGTAAGCGTATGACTGCTGTGCATCTGGACTGTGGTATCAAGCCCGGAAGTAATCCACTACCCTGGACACAAAAATGGATCGCTGGTTCGGAAGTTCAAGTAGCACCCCAGGAGACGGAGATAAGTAGTTATGTGATCGGCGGTACTAAACAAGACGTCGACTCAAATACTTTCAAAGGATTTAGTTTATAATGATAACAGTATACTCAAAGTCAAATTGCCCCTTTTGTGTAAAAGCAAAATATCTATTAGAACAAAAAGGTGTGGCATTCGAAGAAGTCAAGATTGATGAAAAGCCAGAAGCACGTGAGTTTATCATGAGCGAAGGACATCGTACAGTTCCGCAAATTTACCAAGATGGTAAACTACTAGTAGAAGGTGGATACAACGGGCTAGCCAAACAATCAGACGAGTTTTTTCAAGTACTAAAAGGATAATATGTTAATATCAAAATCAAAAATAGCAGTGGGAGACATTGCTACATTCAAATTAATCAACGGTGACGAAATGGTGGCCAAGGTTGTTAGCAAAAGTCTAGAGGGTGATTATGTAGTCAATCGTCCACTTATGGTGGCTGCAAGTCAACAAGGCGTAGGGTTACTTCCAGGATTGTTCACTGCAGAAGAAAATGAAAACATCGAACTAAGATCACAACACATTATGATGTGTGCACCCACAGTGGAACAAATTGTATCACACTATACCAAAGTAACCACAGGAATAGAAGTAGCTCCAAGGAGCAAGATAGTTGTCTAGTCCGGCTGCCCGCAAAGGTGATACTGATGACAAAGGCCATACCATCACGGGTGGCACAATCGCAGGGGTCAAGATAAATGGAGCCGAAGCCGCGGTCCAAGGCAGTACTATGGATGATGGGCAATCCATTGTTTCGGGCATTAGTTCAACAGTTAAAATTAACGGAACCCCTGCGGCAGTCAAGGGTAGTGTCACTACCCCGCACCCATTGGTAGGTCCGGGGACTATAAATTCAGGAAGTGGCACCGTGACTATAGGGTAAATATAGTAAAGGCATATTAAATTGACTATTTCCCCAACATCACTTATTGCTGCCCAGGGCCTGCTTGCCGGTCAAGGATTTGTTGCCAATACCAGTATGACTACCATGATCAATACTATACAGACAAATACTCTAGCATCTAATGTGATATTTTTGAGTCTAGCAAATGTACAGAACTCGGTATCAGGGCTCAATACCACAATGAACGCACTGCCGATATTTTTGTCTAATCTAAGTTCGGTGATTGCCAATGTAAATGCTCAAGCCAACGGTATCTTGCCCACAGGTATCAGTAGTGTTACGTCAGTGCAATCTTTTGTAACACTATATTTAAATGCTGTTAGTTTAGCCACCACAAGTGCAGAATATGCCGCGGCTATAACTCAATTTTCCACAAAAACTTTTAACAATTTAGGTATCGGTGTAAACAATTTTAATGACATGTTGCTTCAAGGAATTTCTGGGATCTCTCCGCAGTTCACTCCTGTTGCCAAAATAAATGGATATGCGGCAGTATTGGCCAGCATCAGTCAGGGTCTATTAAATTTTGGTACTTTATATGATTTTACAAAACCCAAATCATTTGGGCCTGTTAATTTGATCACTAGTCTGCAGGAACAGGGACTGGCTGAAAGTACGGGAATCAACAATCTTATTGTAACCTACGGATATAATCCCAACAATCTTTCAGTCATTCCTGAAAGTGTTTTACTATATGTATTAGGTACAGTACAGGGCAACGATCTGCAAAAGATTATTGCACAAACACAATCAACTGTGTCTAATCAAGTTAAATCAGTCGCGGATTTGTTGAATGTATCATATATCCTACCTCCATTGGCTTGTCAAGCATTAGGAGTTACTACCGGAAATATATCAGTTTTTGCTAATGCCATCAACAACATAGGGGTAAGCGCCACAAATTTTCAATTGAGTAATTTTATCGGGAATTTGCAAATTCCACCATTGAACAATATAACCTCAATTACCCAGCCACTGCCGCAGTCAGTGAGTTCTACATTATTGTCAAATATAGGAACTGGCGCAGGACTTTTTGGGAATCCCACAATGAGTGATTTATTAGGCACCATTGCCGGAAACACACACGTCAATTCTTTCACCACAATTAATAATACCCTGAATAATTTATTATCCACAGGGCCAGGTCAATATTTGAATTCGCTGATGGCAAACTTGGTATCGATATATAATGCTAGTGGCAGTACCGCCAGTGCTTTATCAGCACTGACCACAGGAGTTGCAACATTTAACGCACAGGTTGCTGCAACATCAA